GTTCTCCGCGATCTTCGGCGGAATCAGTTGGGTTGGTGTGACCGTCATCTTACCTACCTCTAGACCGCTACGAGGATTCCATTAAACCCGGCTGTCGCGTCAATGTCGGCAGCGGACCCGGTGCCGCGGATCTTAACGATTGCGGGACCGTCGATACGAAAATACGGGTCGAAGACCCAATCGTACGAACTGGTACCTGTGTTCGTAACCTTCATTGAGGCTCGAACAATATAGTTCGTGGTTTGAACGTCGGGGTTCGTATTCACGGCAAGATCGAAGTCTACGCGATCCGTCGCGGTAGAACTATTGATGGCTACGTTCAGGTTGACAATATACAACTGTCTGACTGACGGAATCGCGTAAGCGATTCTCTCTGTCTGACCGCGACCGGGATTCATCTGGACTTGGACCGTCGCGTCGGTCGCCGCGGTAGCGGTGATCGTTCCAACATTGATACTGGTGGCACCACTCGTTATAACCACTCCCCTGTTGATACATACATAGGAGTTCACCGTGTTCACAGGAGTAACACCGTTCAACGTGATGTCCTCCGACACCTCCGCGGTGGACCACGAGGTCAGGCCCCAGATACGGAGGGTTCGTGCGCCGACACCAACGGGTGACCCGTCGTCGCTTGCACTGGTCGAGACGATCGAGTGAATGCGTGCTGCGGTCGGCGGTAACCAAATCTGTTGAAGCGCCGCCGCGTTTGCACGGTTCCAGAGATCGGTCGGCGTCGTCTGGATACCATCCGGTGCCGTACCGAAACGATGAACGGTTTCCATCCCCGACACAAGACCACGAGCGATATTGAGCGTGAAGTCCGAGGCTTGCCCTTCGTAACTCATATGATGCTCCACTCCGTGTCGGTGTAGATGTAGGTCCGCGAGGCCCAGTTGGTCGCAATGACATCCGTGCCCGCACCGTCGATGTTGCCCGCCGCGGGCGTCGTCGTGATGTTGTTCACGCCCGCGTCACCGGTGCCGTCCTTCACGGTCGCCATGGCGCCGACGAACCCGGCCGGAAGACTCACCGCTACGGCACCCGGAGCAGCCAACTTCACGTAGATTGTAGCACCGACCGCGGCCTCGGCGGAAGTAATTGTTACGGGCGTCGTCGTGGCCGTTCGCACGTAGGGGAGGGATGCCGGCGGGGGCACGGCGACCGGAGCCACCTGGAGGGCCTGGACGACCTTCCGAAGTTCCGCGACCCGCTCGGTCAACCCGGCATCCGCGGGGCCTTTCTGGAGCCCCTGGAGGGCCACGGCAAGCGCCATCGTATCGGGGACCGGCGGCACGACCCCGAGGGACTGAATCGCCTTCGCCACGACCGCGAGTTGCGAGACCAAAGGGGAGTCAGTCGGCTCCGTCAGTACGTCGGCGATGAGCGCTGACAGGTCCACGTCGGTGGTAGGAGGACCGACCATGAGATCCGTGATGGACATCTGGTTCTGACCACCACCGGTTAACTCGAACAAAGAAAAGAAGAAGTTGTACCACTCCCTGTGAACCAGGCCGGTTCGAGGGTCGGTCAATGGTACTCGCGGAGCGATGATGTTCGTAGCGTTAGGCATTCGTCGGACTCACGATCAACTCTGCCCCGAGGATGATGACCTTTACCGGGTCCGTACCCGACACCTCGTACACGCGGTCACGAATCTTCATCGTCATACCGAGTCGGCGCCAGATGACCCGAGTGCCGTAGGTCCCGATTCGGCCCATACTCAGCCAATGCTCGTTCGACCACGTATGACCACCGTCGTCGGACCAACGGAGCATCACTTGCGGATCACTACCCTGTCCACTGTTCAATCCTACACCGACCTCGCAATCGAGTTGGAGCGAGTGATGCGTGGACCGCGTGAGGTTGTTCACACCGGTCGGCAACGCACGCCAGGACCGAAGCCACTTCTGAATCGAACCGTTGTCAGCGTAGGTGTCGAGGTCGAACGAGTAGATCTTCCCGTCCTCGTAGTCACCAACGATTACAAGATTGTTAAAGAACACCTGACAGTTCGAGCGGTGACGGGTAAACAACCCCGTCGTCTCATCGAACCCGCAGCGTTCGTGCCACGCTTGGGTTGAAGCGTCGTACACCCAAGTGGTGTCCTGCGACGGGAAGACGAGGACGTAGAAGGCGTGACCGTCCTGCTGGTACGTGTACGCCAGCGCATCGGAGAGGTCGCCGTACTGCTGGATCTGCCACTCGACGGCGTGAGTAGAGATGCGTTCACCGCTGTACCCACGAGCCCGGTACACGATGCCGTGACCGCGGGCGTCACTCGACAACCAGAACACCGTGTTGTCGGCCTTCGCGAGAGTGTACGCCGACGCACAACCAATCTCGGTGAGAGCCCCCGAAATGCGCTGGAACGGGAACCCCGCGTTGCCCGCGTTGTACCAAACCTCCGTCGAGTTGGTACCGAAGACCCACAACTCGCCGTGGTCCACGATGAGACCCACGACGCCATCGGGAGACCCCTCGGCGCTCGCGTAGTTGGTCGGGTCGATGGACGTACCGTCAAGAAGTTGCGTGACCCACAACGTCTGACTATCGGGCTCGTTGAACACGAAGAACCCGTCGAGGTAGCCGACGGTCACGGCGCCCGGAAAGTCGATGTCCGTAATCTCGGCGAACGTGTTGGTCTGAGCGTTGTAGATGAATCCGTCAGGATCGCAAGCGACGAACAACTGTGTGCCGTTGTCGGACATACTGACGGGACCGGTGCCCGACACGGTACCCAGACTCGTCGCGACGTACGAGGACGTGACCTTGTACAAGGTGTTGTTGCTGACCACGTACAGGTAGTCCCCGAAGGTCCACAACCCTCGAATGGGACCGTCCCCGATGGTGGCGAGCAGAGACAGACCAGGACAGCGGCTCAGGAACGCGGGTTCCTTGCCACCCTCGGGTATGGCCTCGGGGAAGAGGTTGACCATCCGGTTGTCGGCTGCGTTGACGCTGCGTGCGACGTAGGATGAACCGAGGATCGGACTCTTCATTAGTACGGCTGCCCGTTGTACCAGTTGAACCCGCTGGGCATCGGAAGGACGCTGTTCGGCATCGACATCACATCCATCGGATTGTTAACCTTCTCGATGTTGCCCTTGCTGACACGGGCGATGTCAAGCACACTCTTGGGGCAACCGATGCCGAACTGGGAAGCGATCTCGCGCGCCAGATTCGACCAGAACGCACGCATATACCCGGGAGGGAACGCAAGTGTCGTGGTGAGAGATGCGGGCTGATCGAGTTCCTTCACGCTGACGAAATGCATTTCGAGATCGCCGGTCGGAACGGGATAAACATGAGCCGTGATATTAGGATATTCCATAAGCGGGTACAGGACTTCCGGGTAAGGGGAAGTCGAACTCTTGAGAACGATGCTGTTGTATTGTTCCTGATTGACCAGTTGGATCTGGTAACTCAAATTGGAGACGGTGAAGTACGTGGCATCGTCCAACCAGACGGGACGGTTACCCACGAAGTCACCAGTAGGACCAAGCGTCCTCGACGTGTAACCAGATGCCCAGGTAAACACCTGATCCTGCGTCGTGTAGCACGAAAGCTTCTCCGTGCTCCACGAGTCGATCATCATGTTCATCGCCATCAGAGCGTCCGCAGACGTGGCGGCCGAGGGAGTTTCACCCTCGGCCAGCACGCCCAGCGAGCGCAAAGTCATGTTGATGATGTCGTTCGCGGTGTAGGACACCCGGTTCTCCTACTTCTTCGCAACCTTCTTCGGTTCCGAGGTCAGGAAAGAAGGAATTGCCGGGGGCGTCACCGGAGCCACCGGAGGCTCCGAGACGACCGTCGGATCGAACTCCACCCACCCGTTCGCACGAGCGATGTCCACCTCCATCATGTTAGAGTACGCCATCGCACCGTGGACCGGGTGCTGAAGGTAGACGACGGGCATCTTAGTTCACCGTCAGAACGTCGGACGTGATGACCTTGCCGCTCGGAAGCACGAACGACAAGTAGTACCCCGACGCGGAGGACTCCGTGAGTGTGACACCCAGAAGACCGGCCGCGGTCGTGGTGACCAGCGCCACCTTACCCGTGACCAACTCGGTGAGACCACCGTTGGTCAGCACGGCAAGACCATCCACCGCCGATGCCTGCACACCGGCCGACGTGCTGATGTACGCCATCATCGTGCGAACACCCGTCACGGCAGAACCGGCAGCATTGAGGAAGGTGAACTGCGTCCCGTTGCTGCCGGAAGCCGGCGTGCTGACCTGAGACACGCTCGCGACGGCATCAGATGCGGCGTTGGTGATCTCTGCCGTAGTGGCCGAGGTCGCCGTCGCCGTTCCCGTGGTCAGCAACACGTTCGCCGCAGCACCCGGGTCCGGGACCGTGATGGTCCGCGCCGCCGCCATCGTGCCGAAGGTGAACGCGGTCGTCGTGTTGCCGGTGTTGTCCGCGGCCGTGATGGCAACCTTTCCCTTGCTCGCGGTCGTGGGGAAGATGTCCACCGAACCAGCGACACCGGACGAGCCGGCGTCAAGGTTCACAAGACCGACGTTGCGAAAGGCAGCGATGTCCTTGTTGGAATCGACCACCACCGCCTTGGATGCGGTGACGGTACCCGCGGTAGCACCACTGGTGCTACCAGCGGAGTTCAACTGGGCAGCGGTCGCCGTGACAGCGGTACCCTCGATAGCCCAGCCGGTCTTGAGGTCGGGGTCTTCAAAGAAGACCCCGACGGGCTTGCTGTTCGCCATCGCCTAGCCCACCCGGTACAGGTTCCACGTCGCCGTACCGGTCTTCACCAGACGGAACGTCGCGGAAGTGGCATCGGTGACGAGCATCGAACCCGCACCCGAGGCGTTGGTCGTGACGCCCGTGCCACCGGCCAGCGTGGCCGTGCCGGTCGTCGCGTTCACACCGAAGTCGAAGGACGAGCCGATCAGCAACGACTGAGCGTTGCCAAACAGCGTGTCGAGTTGCGTGCCCGTGGGCGTCGTCAGGGTGTGACCCGAGCCCGTGTACGACAGCAACCCCGTCAGGAGTTGCGTCGTCGTGATGGTCGAGGTCGTCGTGAACGTGGCCGGCGGAACGGTCTGCACGCCCATCACGGGGATGCTGCCGCTGCCGTAACCAACCTGAACTCCGGAAGTGCCGTCAGGCAGCGCGGGAGTCGGCCCGAAAGTTCCAACACTCATTGTCTATGTTCCTTGACCTTTCAGATCGCGCGCTTAACCCCAGAGACGAACGGCAAGTTCGGGCCGGATGACAGCCCAACCGTACAGCACGTCCAGACGGGTGATGAAGTTGTCGTTGACGGGATCCCACGCCTTGGCGATGCGCATCGAGATGCCATCGTAGTTCTCGCGGGCGGCCATCTCGGCACTCTTGGGGAGTTCGAGGTCGGCCGTCACGAAGGCGATGGCATCACGCTGGAACATCAGGTTCTGCGGGTACGCCGTCGAGGCAGCGCCCATGAACGTGACGGCAGCACCCGACTGGGGCAGCGTGTCGATGATGGCGAGGGACTGACTGGTGCCCGAGTACATCGCCTTCTGGACGGTGACCGTGACGGCCGAGCCCGAAGCGGTCGCATCGGAAGCAGCGACGAACTGGTACAGCGAGCCCGTGGTCACGCGGGTCTGAGGGTTGACCGCGTAGACGTTGGCGATGGTGAAGACATCACCCTTCTTGATGGTGTCGGTCGCACCAGTCGTGGTGATGGCGATGGTCGTCGCACCCTGGGTCGAGACGGTCGTGGTGACCGTGCAACCCGTCGAGGCGCGTGAGCCACAGGTGAACGAGGAGATGGACTGGGACATCGAGATCTCGTCCCACCCGAGGACGTTCGAACCCATGCGCCCCTTCTTGTACTGGGACGAGATCGTGCTGCCAGGGTTGAAAAGGCCCTTCTGACCTTCGACCAACGCGGCACTCGCGGCCGGGTTGACGGCACAGTAGCGCATCGCGTCAGGAGCGGCGGCCTCGTCCAGCTTCTGGATACCGGCGAGCAGCACGGCCGAGGTCGAGGGGGTGGTGCCCGGCGTACCGACCGACTGACCGATGTATTGCGCGACACCGGACGCAACCTCGTAGTCGATCTGAGAGGCGATCTGCGAGACGGCAGGCTCCAGAACCAGCCGGGAGAAGTCGTCCAACTTCATCGCCTGCTCGGCGCTGGAGAAGGCGAAGTCCGCGCCGATCTGCGAGGAGACGGTCAACGGAACGTACTGCTGCTGGACCGGCTGCACCTGGATGCTCGCACCACGGCGAACGAGGTTGCGGTTCGGCAGGCGGATGCGTAGGGTATCGCCGATCTTGGCGCCCGACTTGGCGTACTGATCGTCGTACTGCTTGTTGACGTTGCCGGTGACAACCAGCTTGTTCTTGAGAATGACCAACGCTTGACGCGTGATCATATCAATAGTTAGCAGAGAGTTGGACACTTCTCGATCCTTTCAGGAAGCCCTAGTGGCGCTTCGACATTTCTTTCATTCTCTGCTGAGCCCACTCGTCCATCGACATCGCCTTGATCGACCTGGGATCGGAGGTGCTGTAGTTGGGAGTAGACGCACGAGAGCCAACAGGGTTGATGGGTTCGGGGGCGGAACTCACCTTCTTCACAGGAACCGGAGCATCCGTCAACTTGGCTTCGATTTTCCCGAGTTCGCGAGCTTGATTCAGCGGATCGAGTTCGGCGATGCGCGCGGCATCACGCGGGTTCTTTCCGAGATGATAGAGTATTTCCGGTCCAACCTGTGATGTAAGGATTACATCCCGCATCGCCTCGGTAACCGGAAGGTCACCATTGTACGCGACCCTTTCAAAGTCGTCGTACTTCGCTCGCGTCTTTTCCTCGCGCTCGTAGAACGTACTCGTAGCCTCGGCTTGTCTGCGTCGAGAATCTTGCTCCTGAATGCGCTGCTCGGCCTTCCAGTCGGCCAGCGCATCGACGTACTCGCCGACGGTCCTAAAGTTGTCGGGGTTCGGTGCTTCCGCGGGCGACACTTGCATGCGCGCCTCCAGTTGCGATTCGAGTTCCCGACGGACCTTCCGCTCGATCTTCGCCTTCTCGGCGCCGATGATGCGGTCAAGTTCTTCCTGTGTGAAGGTCTTGGGTTCGGGAGGAGACTCCTCCCCCGGCGCCTCGTGGCTCTCGGTCTCGGGGCTCGCCGTGGGCTCCGATTCCGGCGCGGATTCCACCGCTCCCTGAACAAAGGCTTCGTCTGACATTCAAGCTTCCTGCGGAAACGCCCGGTCAAGTGGGCCGGTACACCTCAGTTATACAGCCAACCGAGACAGCCGTCAACCATCTTCTGATGGTGGATTGGGTAGTATCTCGCCAGCCTTCA